GAAGCGTTTTCTCAAGGCCGTCCACCTTGATCGCTGCCCTTGCCATCATCGCCGCCTAGTCGCCTTGTCCAGCTCGCTCTGCTGTTCTTTGAGCACCTGCACCATCGCCCAGAACACCTCCGGTGGCGCATCCATCAGCTCATTCGGTGAGATGGAAGTCGCCACTGCCACCTGTGCCACCAGCATCGTGAGCGTTCCTACAAAGGGCTTGCAGGCGTCTCCTCGGTTGAGATTTCCTCAATGCCGTTGAGCCACAGGTCGAAGGTCTTGACCTCGTGCCCCGACTGCATCATTGCTTGGTGCGCCGCAAAGGCCAGGGCCTCATACGACGCCGACTCGGCTGAGAACAGCTGGGTCATCCCCTTCTTGAAGTGACGCTCGCAGGCCACGATCACCTTCGGTGTGATCGGGACGCTGACAGCATCACCCTCGATAGGGACGACCTTGAGAGTCATCACTGCCATGTTCGTGGCTCCTTGTCAGTGTCAGGCTGTTGCTTTGGTGATGGAGTTGGCGGGCCAGGTCACCGATGCGGTGCTGAGCTCGCCGATGCTGCCGTCGAGGTGGCTCATCTCGGTGTAGAGAACCTCGAGGGAGATCGAAGGGTTGGTCGCCGAGATGGTGGTGCCGTTCGGGATGACCTGCACCGTGCCGATGCTGCCGACCTTGTCCTTGAGGGTGGCGTACACCTCGCCGGCGGCGAAGTTCTGGTGGAACGTCAGGCTGATGCTGGAGTCCCGCAGGCCACCCACCCGGGTCACGTTGGAGTTACCGAACGCCGAGGTCTCGACCTCGTTGACCGTTTCGGTCACGGTGACCTGGTTGACGTGATCGCTGAGGTCGATGGTGTCAACCTTGACGACGCAGTTAGTGAGAACGATCTTGGACATTGCCACCCTCGCTTGGGTCGATTTCCGAATCGGTTACGCCAGCGTCAGCAGCCTTGGCCGCTGGTGCTGACTTGCGTTTCGTGGCAATGCGTTCGAGGTGCCCGGCTTCGATGAGCCAGTGCGCCTCGTCCGGGGATAACTCTAGCGTCCCACCCGGTTCAACCCCGGCTACCACACGGGGTCCGATCACTCGATAACTAGGCACGTTCGCCTCCTAGGCGTAGACGGTCACGTTGACGACGACGCCGAGGTACTCGCTGTCGCCGATTTGGAGGGTGGTCAAGGCGTCGGCGCTGGTGACGATGCACGTCTGCGCCGAGCCGTCAAGGGTCTGGTCGGATTCGATGGCCCGGCGCACCGAGTAGTCGCCGTCCCAGTCCAGCCAGGCGTCGATGGTGCGCTGCGCCTGCTGGTCGGCCATGCGGCCCGCCACCAGCTGCACCTGCATCTGCCACTCGGTCAGGCCCCCACGCATGTCGAGGTGGTAGTTCACGGTGGAACGGGTGAGCACAGCCACAGGCGGGTTGACCTGCTCGGGCACCAGCTGGGCGACCCGCAGGCCCGGAATGGTGCCGAGGTTCTTGGCCAGCCCAGCCCGCAGGTCCGACAACTTCCCGGCCATCAGCCCACCATCGGCCGGGTGTACGGCGCCAACATGCGCTGCACGTCAGGGTCCACGGCCCGCAGCATGATCGCCCCGAGGTCGCCGAACCCGGCGACGCCCAGCAGGCTGTCGGCCCGCTTGTAGAGGCGTCCGGCCAGGATGGCGGTGGCGGAGCGCACCGGCTCAGGGACGGCTGGCCAGCCCCAACGGGCCGTGACCTGCACCGTGGGCCGGATGTCGATGGGCCAGTAGGTGTCGTACGCCACGAGCCGGGTGATGGGCTTGCCCAGCGCCAAGGCGTTGACCGGGTCGGTGGAGTAGTCGGTGACGGTGCGCTCGAACGTGCCGTCAAGGTTGTCGTCAATGCGCACGACCAGCCCGGTGGCCGAGCCGATGTCGTCGGGTCGGACGATCAGCGACGAGTCGGGGCGGTAGATGCGGGCGGTGGCGGTGTCAGCCAGGTCGAAGGTGCGCCGGCAGATGTCGTCCACGGTGCGGCTGGCAGCGTCAATGTGGGCGCTAAGCAGCTCGTCGTCGACGTAGTCGGTGATGCGCAGCATCGCCTTGAGTTCACCGATTTCGACGTACTGCACGCTCACACCTGCCCTTGGCCCGGCGTGGCGTCACCAGTGGGGTCAATGCTAGCCCCCGCAAGCGACGTGACCCTGACCCCTTTGGTGTCGAGCGGCTTGGCGTACAGCGCCGACTGGTTGCCCCACGTCGACACCTCCTCGCCCCAGTGGTCGGCGATGTCGACGGCGGCCAGCAGCCACCCGTCCCGCACCAAGCGTTCGCACGTCGGGACGTCGTCGTGGCCCCTGGTCTCGGGCACCGGGCCGATGGTCGGCCAGTCCCGGCTGCGGAACGTCCAGCCCGACCCGGGCAGCGAGGGGCGCAGCAGGGCGGTGGTGTTGCCTGCGGTGTACCCACCCACCGGCGTCGACCACGGGTAGTCGGGCTCCAACAGGCCCGACAGCAGGATCACCTTGGGGTGCGCTGCGGTCCAGAAGTCGGTGAGCACCTCACGCCAGCCGGGCCGCCAGAACATGTCGTCGCTGGTGAGCACGACCACGTCGCCTCGAGCGGCGCACGCCGACCCCAGCATGTTCATGCCCCGGCCGCAGGTCGTCACGCCGTCCGGGCTGTCGTAGAGGTGCCCCCCGATGGATTCCACCCACTTGGTGGTGGTGTCGGTGCTGCCGTTGTCCCACACGATCAGCTCGTCGGCCTCGGCGGCGAGGCTGCGGGCGCACGCCCTAGCCAGTTCGAGCCGGCCGTAGGTGACAGCGTTGTAGGTGAGCATCCCGGCCACGACCTTCATGCCTGCCAGTCCTTCCATGAGTGGTTCCAGCGGTGGATGGCGTACGAGTTTGGGAACGCCTCAGCGGCTAGGTGCGGCTCCTCCCAGGAGTACGGGTAGAACGCCTCACGGTCCAGCACGGTCACGTCGCTGCGGCCACGCAGCACGTCGGTGGTGAGCCTTGGCCCGGTGTCTGACGGGTTGTCGGACCAGTAGCCGTTGAGTAGCCGGTCCATGCACGCCCGGATGCCTGGGTGGTTGCGGGTGGCGCCGAACATGGCGTCGGTGAGGATGGTGCCGTCCTCGGTGCCGATGAAACAGGCGTTGTCCAACAGGTCGTCGATGGGCAGCTGCGGCTCCATGTCCATGTCGACGTACACGCCGCCCATGCGCCACACGGCCTCGAGGCGCACTAGCCCGGCCAGTTGGGCGCCGGTGGCGCACCGCTCAAACAGCGGCCCCAGTTCCCACTCGTCAGGGTTGAGCGGGTCCCGCCAGGTGGCGTAGCCCCAGCCACGGTGCAGCGCTTTCCATTGCGCCCACCACTCGTCGAACAGTGGCGGCACCTCGAGCGGCACGACCCGGTGCAGGATGCGAGGGATCACAGCGCCGAGATGTCCACGGGTTGCACGTCGACGTCGGGCACCTCAATGCGCCGGGCCAACTCGTCAAGGATCGGGCGCCAGTGGCTGTCGTACACGGCCCGGTGGTCGTAGGCGAGGGCATGACGCCGGGCGTTATCTGGCCGCCCCTCGCCCTTGTACGCCTCACCCAGCGCCTCGGCGATGGTGTACGGGTTTGGGTAGTGCATCCACGCCAGTTGGGCCTCGTCCCAGAATGGGAACCCGTCGACTAGCCAGCCCGAGCCGACCAGTTCGGGTTGAGCGCTAAAGTCGCTGACCACGACCGGCACGCCGCACGCCTGCGCCTCGATCACCGGGATGCCGAACCCCTCAGAATAAGACGGCGCCAACAGGACGTCGAAGGCGTTGTAAAGTCCGGCCATGACGTCGTTGGGCAGCCCGACCCGGTAGGCGTACTGGTCGGTGAAGATGACCTTGTCGTCGGGGATGCCGCACGCTTCTGCCAGGCGCCCCAGCTCCAACCCGTCGGCCATGCCGTAGCGCTCGGTGTGCAGCACCAGCACCGAGTCGGGGTGCTTGCGATGAAACTGGGCGAACCCCAACAGGGCCTGCGGGAACGCTTTGCGTGGCGGGTACATGCCCTTGTTCGCTGCGACCATGCCGACCACGAACACGTCGTCGGGGATGTCGAGCATCTGGCGTGGGGTCACGCCGTTGCACTCGGTGATGCCGGGCCGGAAGATGTCGGTGTCGATGCCGTGCGGGGCGTACATCGGCTCAAGGCCCGACAGTTCCAACTGCCGTTTGCCGAACTCGGACATGGCGATGGGTTGCGCCTTGTACCGGGTGAAGAAGTCCATGACCTTGGGTGGGGTCGGGATGTGGTCGACGGGCACCCACGACGCCACGTTCATCTCGCCCCACGACGGACCCTTCGCCACCCACACGTCGAACAGGGTGAGCACCCAGCCTCGACGCCCGGCGAAGTGGCCCCGGACGTTGCCGGCGATGACGTCGTTGCCCCACACGTCGTACCCGGCCGGATACAGGGTCAGGCCATTCCATTCCAACTTGGCCGACTGCAACCCGTAGTTGCACGTCACGGCCACGTCGTACTCGTCAGCAAGCAGCAGGCGGGTCAGCTGGTCGATCTGCTGGCCGTACCCGGTGCCGACGTAGGGCGCATTGCCCACCACATGGATCGGGCGGCTCACGCCTTGCCCCTTGTCTCGCGAGGTGCAGCAGCCTTGGCTGGCGCCTTACGGGTGGGCGGCGATTCGATGAGCAGGTACCAGCGGCCGGCCATCTTGCCGACGACTTGGGTGACCTTGCCCTTGCCCTTCTCGACCGAGGCGACAGCGGCCTCGAGGTCGGCGACGTCTTGCCCGGGGTAGGACACGAGTGGCATGTGGCTCTCCTGCGTGGCTGGTCGTGACTAGAAATGGAGACTGCTGACCCGGCCGGACGCCACGAAACCGGCCGGGTCAGCGCTCCCTTGTGCCAGGGTCAGGCGGTGCCGCCCCGGTACAACTTGATGGCGTTGGCGTCCCGGAGGTCCGAGTCGGTGCGGAGAACCGCACGCCACGTCGCCAAGTCCGCACTGAAGGCGAAGTCATCGCTCCGGTCGA